TGCCGAGAGCTATCACACGCTAGATATGAAGTTGAACAGCCGAGGGCAGTTCGACGCGGCCGATGTCGATCGGGCATATGTAGGACTGGGCAGAACAACGTCCGACATTATTGCAGACGTGGTTGCACAGGCCAGAAACAGGCAGGGAGTGATGATTTTTGCGGCGACCGTGCAACATGCCCACGAGTGCTTTGCCAGCCTCCCCCGGGAGCTTTCTGCGATCGTTACTGGCGACACACCAAGAGAAGAGCGCGCAGACATCATAGCTCGGTTCAAAGCGCGTGAGATCAAGTACATCGTCAACGTATCGGTGCTGACGACCGGTTTTGACGCGCCACATGTGGATTTGATTGCAATGCTACGGGCGACGGAATCGGTAGGCCTGTTGCAGCAGATCATCGGCCGCGGTTTGCGTATCAGTGACGGCAAGGATGATTGTCTGATCTTGGACTATGCCGAAAACCTTGAGCGGCACTGCCCAGATGGCGACGTATTTAATCCTGAGATTACGGCCGTCAAAAAAGGCACCGACGTCACTTATATTAAATGCACTTGTCCAACATGCGAGGCTGAAAATGAGTTTACTGCAAGGCCAAACCCCTCAAGTTTCAAAATTAACGCTAGTGGGTACTTTTGCGATCTCGACGGTAAACCAATTCCATCAGAGCACGGGGATGTCCCGGCACACTACGGAAGACGGTGCGGCAGTAGAATACTATTGGCGGGCCAACTGGCCCAGTGTGGTTATCGTTGGACCACAAAACAATGCCCCCACTGCGAGGCCGATAACGACATAGCATCAAGATATTGTAGCGAGTGTAAGGGCGAGATTGTCGACCCGAACGAGAAGCTTGTTGCTGCGTTTAAAGAGATGAAGGCAGACCCTACGCGGCGGCAGACGGACGTTGTGACGGGTTGGGAGATCAATAGCACTCTTAGCCAGTCTGGGCGCGAGTGCTGGCGGATTAATGTCACCACGCCTTACCGATCATTTGCGTTTTGGGTGTTTAAGGCGCCTACGTGGTCTCAGGGTTACACAGACCGGGCCGCGTTTTTGGCGCTTGGCGGGAAAAAGCCAGACACCATTACTTATGCTAAAGACGTAAGCACAAAGTTCTATAAGGTATTTACATACAATCGGAGGGCAGATGAAATTCCCGCATGACATCCCAGTATTTGGCGACATGAGCTATCGCGGCGAGTGCCCGTCCGAATCAATGGAGCAGGTTACGTTCTTTAATAGGCTGCGTAAGGATTATCCTAATTCGTGGGGGCTTATCGCATTCCATCCAAGGAATGAGGGCAAGCGCAGCTGGACGAAGGCGGCATTTGAGCGGGCCGAGGGCATGACCAAGGGGGCGTCGGATGTTATTATTCCTGCGTCACCGTCATTTGTTTGTGAAATAAAACGTCGAGATCATACCAAGTCATCATGGCAAGATGGGCAAAAGGAGTTCTTGAATGTCGCGAAGGAAAAAGGCGCTTTTGTCTGCATCGCGCTCGGGTGTGAGGCAGCTTGGTCTGCTTTCTTACAGTATTTGGCCGAACAAGGTCAGGCCTAGTACAGCGATCGATGCGGTCATGGAAGGCGCGGAACGCCTCGAGGACCAATCCAAAGCCATGCAGTCAGTGATTTCGTTTTATATTTATTTGGAAGCCAAGAAAGTTATGGTTGGCAAGAACAAGGAGCAAAGAAAAAAATTGTTAGATGAGCAGCCGGAACTTGTTCGACCGCATATAGAAAGAGAGGTTAAAAGATTATGGAACCAAGACAAATAGCTGAACTTGTTGCATTTTTTTGGGCAATGGGATTGATAGGGTATGTCATAAGAATTATTTTGTGCAGGGGTATTGACGGGTAAAAAACTATCCTCTATACCTATGTTCATCAGCGCGGTGCTGATTAGATTTTAGATGGAGAATACAGATGTTGAACCGCTCTCTCGCCGACCAGTACTACGATCTCGACCAAGCCGAAAAGGCTGCTGCAGATGCCAAAAAAGCTCTCAAGGCTGAGATCGTAGCCCTTGGCACTGACCTCGTGTCCGGTGACGAAGTTGACGTCAAGGTCACCCTTTCCCAGCGTTCCGTTATGGACTTCGACAAATTGCTTGCTACTTACGGCATCACCGAAGAGCAGTTTAAGCTGTTCTCGGCATGCACCAAGGAAGGCAAGCCCTTCGAAGTTCTCAAGGTCGTGTGCAAAAAGAAGGAGGCAGCGTAATGCTGCCTTCCCCTTACTACGAGGCCATTTTTTATAATGGCCTCAATTCATCAACCAAGTTATTGTGGATTAAACTGTACCTTATGTACGGTTATGACCAGTTTTCTGGTTCTTATGAGGAAATGGCTGAAGAGGTACATAGCAAACGATATACAGTGCGCGCTCAGGTATGGATGCTAAAAGAAGCGGGCGCAATTGAGACTGAAGATTATTATCATTCAGATGGTCAAAATGGTCAGGCTGGTCAGACTTTCCGCCTTATCGCCCCAAAGAAGTGGAGTTAAAGATGCCTAATTTATTAGATTACGAGCGCCTTGTGCGCCAAGTTGCCGATCTAAATGTCGAGCTAGCCATGTTGAAAGGCAAGCACAGCGATCGAACTTTGGAGGATAAAAGGTGGGACATTATCGAAGAACAGCCTTTGAGGGGCACGGTAACGGAGGAGAAGCGCCTTCGCAAAGTGATACGGGAATGGGAAGAGCGTTACGATATATTAAACGAGCTTTTCATTCGCCAGTCGACTGGTCAAAAAGATTTGGATTGGCACAAGGTGATATCCGATCGAAAATACAAATCACAACAGAAGAAGCAGACCTTCTATACAAGAATCAAAGCCTCATGGGCTCTGATATGGGGGCCAAAATGATTGGCCAATTAAGATTAATAGAACCATTAAAAGAGGATACATCGATGCTGCTCACTAAACGCGAAAAAACTCATGGGGTATATCGGGACAACGCCAGCCTCAGCCAGTCCATTAAAGACGTTCTCCGCAGCGGTAAAAACTGGGAAAATTTAACGGATGGGCAGAAGGAAGCTTTGGAGATGATAGCGGTTAAGTTGTCACGTTTGTTGACAGGTGATGCCAATTATCGTGATCATTGGGACGATATTGTGGGTTATGCACAGCTTGGTGGTCAAGGATCGCCCGTTAACATGCCCACCATTTCAAATGACCTGCAAGAGGCTATGGGGCAATGAAAACACACGGAGTTAATTGGTTGGGGCCCTACGCCCCAACCGACCGCCATGCGGATGATAGGACGATCGACCACATTATAGAGCTTAGAAAAAAGCTTGCGGAGGCCGAGCGCCAGCGGGACAATGCTCTCGACATGCTCATGCATTACTACAAAATGTTGAAGGAAAAAGATGTACCAGATAATGGGTGAACAGCGCGGTTTCTTATCCCGCGGGTCTATGTTAATAGATAATAATATGGAACGAGAAGAGGCCGAGTATATGCTTGGCGAATTAAAGAATGAATTGCCGCTTTGGCAATTTTGGTTGGTAGAGCAGGAATTTGTAGATGAAAAAATACAACAGGGTGTTCGTGCCCAACCCGAACTTTCGGTTTGACCCAGAAGAGCTGGCTAGCCTTGGTTCATCAATCGTCTACGTTTGCGACTTACCCATGTTTGATAATCTTGCCGGGGATGACAACATCCACCGTTTTGAACACCGCGTGGCGGAGCGTCTGGCGGATTTTGATCCAAACGAGGACGTCATTGCGTACTACGGCGACATCATGATTTTTGCCATGATGGTAATGTACTTATCGGATAATTTTGATGCGTTTGATGTAGCCCGCTATTCGACTAAACAGCAAGGCTACATCATTCGCGAATTGTCTTACAGAAAGTTTATTCTGTAGGAGCTTCTGCAGCAGGCGCTGGCGGTGCAGCGGCTTCAATTTGGGGCTTTGCTTGGCCATGTAGCAAGTTAATAACTTCTGCCACTTCGGCGTATGCGCCTGCGCCAAGATGCTTCAAAATAGCGTTAACGTGTGCAACGGTTAGTTTAAGTTCAAGTTCAATATTTTCCATCATTTACCCCTATTGGCTATTTCCAAGGCTTTGGCGACGGTAGTGTCGTCCAAATTCAACAAAGGCTCGGTCTGTTGAGCCTGTTTCTTTCTAATCTTTTCAGACAACGCAATCAAGCGATGAGCCTCGGCCTTAGCGTCTTTTCTTACAGCGCCGCCTGTCTTGCGACCAATCCGGCCGCCGGCTGCATGTTGTTGTAATTCAGCCTGACCAAGGCGCGTAGCGCCGTATGTCGCGGGAACAGAGGTAGCATAATCTAAAGCTGTGCCAACGGGTGCAAGATACTTACCTGCCCTTCCTACAGCATATTGCGTGGCGCCCCCAAGACGAGGAGACGAGGCAAGAGCGCCACCAACAATTCCCGGCCAAGTTGCGGGATGCGTAAGGGCCGCAAGGCCAGCGACAGGGTATTCAATATATTGATGCAAACCCTGTGCAACCCATGGATGTGTAGCCATGCCTGCGAGCATATAAGGCAAAGTTTTTCCCGATTGGGTCTGAGCTAATTTGTTAATGAGGGGCATATCAGTCCCCTTTGCTTCTTTTAACATTTTAGCAAGGCGAGCAGCATCTGTTGCTTTATTATTAAGACCAAGAGTTTTTTGGAAATTATTTAACTCGTCCTTCCAATTGCTCCAATTGTCCATCATGTCGGCGTATTTTGAATCTTGATCCGCAATTGTTTCGCGAATAGAGCTGGCAATGTCGCCTATTTTTCCTTTGAATGCACCGGGTGCATTGCCCGCCAAACTGCCGATTGATTGCTTCAAATTATCCAAATCAACCATAGTTCGCGCCGTTGGGTCCTTGCTCAAACGCGTTGCATTAATTTGATCGTTAATATCTTGAACAATGCCTCTCATATTGGAAAATCGGTTTGATGTTCCACCCGAGTTCATAAAATCATTTAATTCGTCCAATTTAGCTTGAATTTTATTCATAGGTAATTGAACTTGCGACTTAGCTAAGTTGGCCTTATCTTGAAGATAAGAATCTGATGCTTGTTGTTTTAATTCATCAACACCATCCATTGCAGTATCTGCAATTTCAGAAATACTGCCTTGCCCCCGTTGAAATTTTTTATAGGCTAAAGCATTTTCAGCATCTGTTGTAGCACCAGCTTCACGCGATATGCCAAGAAGGCTTTTAGGTACACCGCTAAGAACCGATTGCGTTCCTGTGGTTGCCCAATCTGCAGCTTTAGCCGCTGTGCTACCTACTTTAGAACCGGCCGCTATCGCAGCCTGAACAGGATCAAGCATAGACGCAGCTTTGCCTGCCGCGCTTCCTAATTGGGCAATTTTACCAGCTGCGCCTGCGGCCTCGGTTGTGAGGCCTGCTGCTCGTCCTGCAGCGCCAACGCCGGGCACAAGGCTTGCTACGTCCATGCCAATATCAAACGGGTCTGTGGCAAGTGTTTTTTTGAACCCAGCCCATGAGCCATACGTGTCGGCGTAATGCTGACCAAGAGCGTTGACGATGGCTTCGGCCTTGGCTTTTTCAGCTGGGTCTTGATCGACAAACATGCCCTTGGCTTTGGAATATAAACCAGTGCCAATTTGACCTATCGCAGAGGCTGTTTCAGACGGGTTCATAACGGCATGGCCAATGGCCTGAAATTTACCTTTTGCGCTTGCTCCCAAATTGCCCAAACCTTTGTATGCCGCTTGGCCCAAAGTCATGTTTTCATAATCGGTATTATCAGGAGCAACAGGAGCAGCAGGACCTCGTGGGGCTGGCGCTGCCGGTGCTGTTGTACCAGACAATTGATTAAGCAATTCATCGTCACTTAATGCGCGACGAGGGGCTGCTCCGGGAGCCGAAGCAACACCAGCCAGCTTGTCAAGAAGCGCATCATCCGGGTCGACAATAGGAGCGGCCATGTTGTTACCTCAGTTGTTTAGCATATAACGAGTGATGCCGGGCATTGCCTTTTCAAGGTCTCGAATGCTTTTCTTGCCCGTGTATAAATCGTTAAAGTAAGAGCTTCCTGATTCCGTGCGCCGCGCAAGTATCTTCTTAAGGCGTTCTTTTTCGGCGCCATATTGAGCTTCGTTATGGTCTAGGGCAAAAGCATTTAATGCATCTTGCACCAGATAACGATCCTGCATAGCCGGTCCACCTATTGAGGCAACATGGTTTTTAAGATTTTGAAGGTAAGAATATTGATCGATTGCTTTTTGTTTATTGACAAACATACCAGCTAAATTGTCGACCGCACCTTCGTAAGAATTTTCTGTCGAAGGAACCATCGCGCTAGCATTTTGCAATGCACCCAAAGAATGCTGCATATTTGCGTCGGCTCCAGCGAACGAAAGCGCAGCTTTAATTTTTGCGGCCGCCTGCGTCGATCCAATGTCTTCAGGATTGATGAGGTAATCCCTCATTTGATCGCGTGTATAGCCAACTTCATTCGCGGCTTTAACCAAAACATCATTCCAATAATTAGAGAAAGTGTTCCGCAAAGGAGATGTTGGGCCAATTGAGTTCCAACCGTTAGGATCAATGGATAGAATTGCTCCCGCAAGTTGGTTAGCTTGGTTTCCTTGATTGATAGCGGTATTTCTTTGGCCTAACACTGAATCTTCAAGCTCATTGGATTTAGCTTTTTTAGGCGCGTAATCAACCTGATTAACAAGAGACGTATTATAAGTACG